CCGTGGAAGCCCATTGCTCCAAGCCCGATTGAACGCTCTCTGTAAGCTGAGTAGACAGCTTTTGATAGTTGTTCTGGTGCGTTGTCAATAAAGAATTGAAGGACGTTGTCCAAGAGTCTGATAAGATCTCCAACCATTCCGCTTGTTTTCCACTCGTCGTACTTTTCAAGGTTGACTGAGGAGAGGCAGCACACTGCTGTGCGCTCTTCAGATGTTGCGAGATGGATTTCGTTGCATAGGTTAGACCCTGCAATTGAGAGGCCAAGTTGTTTTTGAGAGTCTGGCAAGCCTCTTTTGGCTGTGTCGATAAAGTTAAGGTAAGGACTGCCAGTTCTGAAGCGAGCTTCAAGGATTCGTTGCCACAGGTTACGAGCTCTGATTGTATCTCTGACAAGTCCGTCATGAGGGTCGATAAGGTTGAATTCTCTGTCATTGATGACACACTCCATAAATTCATCAGTGATGTTCACTGCGTTAAACAGATTGAAACACCGGCGATTGATGTCCCCGCCTGTAGACACTTTAAGTTCTACAAACTCTACAATATCAGGATGGCTGACGTCAAGATAGGCAGCATAGCTACCCTTTCTTGTCTTTCCTTGTTTGTATGCGGTCATCTGACCGTCCACTACTTTCAGGAACGGAATCACGCCTGGTGCTTTGTCGCTCACAGATCTCACGTCTGACCAGTGACCACCCACACCGCCGCCCTTTACGGAAAGCCACGCCACTTCACCGTTGTGTTCAATAAGACTTTCAAGATTGTCTCCTACGTAGGTGAGGAAACAGCTAATGGGAAGGCCTGTGATTGGGCCGTTTTGAGCGGGAGCATTACTAAGGACGGGACTCGCAAACATAAACCATCCTTTGCTTGCGTAGTCGTAGATGCGTTGTGCGAAGTCGAGGTCACCATCACAGTAGGCTGTTGCAGCACGTGCGAAAGCCTCTTGAGGAGAGGTTTCATCAGCAAGCATGTAGTATTCTTGCATGAGTGTGGTGGCTTGTTCACTAAGGCGAGAGTCTCTTTCATAGTCAATCGTTATCCCTGAGTAGGTCATTGTGTTCTCCAGTGGTTTTTTATGGACACGAACCTATTATTTTACACTATTTCGATGAGCTTTTCAAGATATTGTTTGGCCTTCTCCAGATCCTGTTTGCCGCCTTTGTCTTCCCAACGTGCGACATATTTAATGACATTGCCCCAAATGAAGCCCTTGAATGCCTCTTCAGACATCCAAGACTCCATGGCATCCCAAGGCTGCACCGACTTACTTAGGTAGTGATCTCCGCCCACTTGGTAGTCGTGGGCGAAGTCACAGTTGTAAGCCTCAGCCATCTCTGTTAAATCAATCATCACCGTCTTCTTTACCTGGGTAGTAGATGCCGATTTCATCCATATTTTTTTCCACATCAAAGGCATAGCCATACGATGCTTGAATAAGTTTTACAACATCACTGACAATTTCTTGCCATGTTACGTCATTGTCATACTCAGCTTGTAATTCATGTGTTTTATCCCACACGGTGATTTCAAACCGCACACGACATTTTTCATCATTAAGTCGATCCCACAAAAATCTATGATGGTCGCTCATTTTTTACGCTCCTCTTTGGTTTTTACACTGTGACAGGTTTTACACAACACTTGTAAATTGTCTGCCTCACAAAACAATCGTTTCACAAACCCAGGCAAGTCGCTGTACTTTGTCAGCGTACCTGCCGGATTGATGTGATCAACTTGAACGTCTGTTGATTTGAACAGTTGGTGGCAAGATGCACATTCATACATCCACTTTGTTCGCTTGTCACTGCCCTTGTAGGGCTGTCTTGCCGCATCCATCGCTTGATAGCGCACAGGATAGCGAGTCCAAGCACGTCTGAGTGCAGAGCGAATGAAGCTGAAATAACGTGCCGTAGTCCACGTATTCCCTGCCTTGTTCTTAACACCTCTGGTCATTTCGATGCCGTTGGCGGTGTGAATTTATCTTCTCCATGTCGTAACATATACAGAAGATGTCCGTTCTCCATCGCACGTTCCATGCCCAAGTGCTCAACAACAACGTCCCACATTTCAGCAGCCGTCTTACCTTCCAAGAGCTTGTCTGCTTTCTTAGGGCCAATACCATGCACACCTTGGATATTATCTACAGTGTCTCCTGTTAAGAATTGCTTGTAAAACCTGAAGTCGGCTTCATCCTGTTCCAAGTAGTACAAATTCTTTTTAGCGAAGTTGTAGTGCCATCCTTTCACTTGATCAAGGTCTTTGTCGAGCGTCACAATGACAGAATAGTCGCCAAGATATTCTTGCCTCATTGCAAGCATGTCATCTGCTTCTATTCCGTTATTCACCGTAGCTCTCCAAGACATCTCAAGATAGTTGCGCAAGAGATTGTAATGCTTGGGCTTTTCAGTGCCTTTACGATTGCCTTTGTAGGGCAGCGTCACGGCATATTCATCTCTGAAGTTGCCCTTGCCTGTTAAATGCAATTCCCATGTTTGGACTTCTGGCAGGTCAATCAGAAGCAAATCTTCCAAAAAACCTGCCATTGTCCTGATAGACCCATCCTCAGTGTCGTCATTTGTGGCGAAGCCGATGCGATATACAAGGATGTCGCTGTCTATCAAAGCATGATGCATTATAAAATCTCGTCTTCGTCGCCTTCGTCCAACTCAGGATCAGATCCTTCATAGGACACCAGGTCAGTGATGACGAGCTTCTTCAGGGACGGTGATACGCCTGTCTTGTTCTTCCAAGACCACTCATACGATCCCACCATTGCAACAGCTTTAGAGCCATTACCAATAGAGATGCCTTCAATCACATCACCATCACGGTCGAATGCCTTGATGATGTTGCTTGATTTACACGTGATGAAGTGTCCCTTGTCTTCCTTCTCACGCACTTGAATGCCCATGTTCTCCAATGCCGCAACAGCAGCTTCAGAGAGGTTGCACAAGTCCACTTGGTACTTCTGCGACATTTCATTCTGACGATCAAGAAAAGCCCACATGACGTCGGCCTTGAGTTTTACACGATTTGATGTTTCCATCTCATTCTCCTTAGTTGGTGAGATCTGTGTAGTCTATATTGACTTTTTTAAGTAGTCAATAGCTCTTTGTAACAAATTTAAATCATCTTTAAACTGACCTAAACCTGCATTACACTGCCTACATAACAAGCCTCTAACTTTGTTACTATCGTGGCAATGATCTACGCATACAACATCGTTTTGATTGGAACCTACCATAACTAATGTTGTATTACATATTTTACACTTACCGTCTTGTAGTTCGTAAATTTTGTCCAATTGTTCACCGGTAAGTCCATAGCTGTATTTAACATTCCATTTTTTTCGTGATTCTGCCCATCTATCTTTACCGCCATCATAATATCTCTGACGATTTTTAACATTTTCACAATCTCGACACATCGGATTTATGTATTCATACCATTCTTCGTTTTTAGGTCGAGACCTTTTTTGTTTTCTAAAGTGAGTGAGTGATTTTTCTATATTGCATTGACTACATACTTTCATAAATCCTCCTATTCATGTTATTATAGCATGAACATGAACAAAAGTCTAGTGTGTGTCATACCAAGAATCACCTATTTTGTATTCTGCACCTACGGGGCAACGAAAATTCAGTGTATCCCCCGCCGCTTGTGCTGATTGCACTAATATTTCTCCACATTCTTTAGCATACTCAGGCGGTACAGACCCTTGTATCTCGTCGTGCACTATCGCCACTTGGGAGAATGGAATCTGCCGCTCTTTGAATGTTTTATGTGCTTCAATGCACCATTGCTTGGCGATGATGGCTCCACAGCTTTGCAACAATGTATTCAGTGCAGCATGTTCATACCTCACTTGCACTCTGCGTCCGTCCAAGCCAGGAATCGTACCTTTCTTAGCAATCTCCCTCACTTTGTAGGCTAAGTCGCCAAGTTTGGGTGTGTTCATATAGAAGTTGTCAAGCAGACGTTGTCCTTCTTTTTGACCACCTCCAACAATACTACCAATCTTGCGTACACCTGCACCGTACAGCGTCGCATAGATGAATGTCTTCGCCTGTGCACGTGTCTCCAATCCTGCAGCCAATTGATTTTTGGTGTGAATGTCGCCGTTCAATAGCTCTGCAGTCCATTCATCATCCTGCATGTAATGCGCAAGACAGCGAAGTTCAATGCCACTTAAATCTGTGCCAATAAGGCGATTGTCTGCGTCCACTGTGAACAGGCTCCTGCATTCTTTCCCATAGGGTTTGTTCACTGATGGCACTTGTCCCATATTGGGACTCCGGTGGGTCATACGGCCTGTCACCGCACCGTTGGTGATGATGCCACCATGTATACGAGATGTGTTTTCATCGACATGTTTAAGCCAAGAGTCGAGCAACCCTACACGTTTCTGGAGCATCAAATATTCAGCGATGAGGGCAGCTTCAGGGATGTCAATGCCATCCAGTGTGCCTTCATCAACAATCGCCTGGCCTGTCTCTGTAAAGCTCTCAGGCTTCCATCCCAAGCCGATGAGACGCTCTGCGATTTGTTTTCGACTGCCCAC